ATTGTGGCAACGATCTTCAGCGCCAAAACGCAAGAGTTGATCCAATCAGAAGGTAATGTATTGTCAGAGGTTAAATCCGCTGAACAGATCAACGTAATGGACACTGATGCCGTATTCCAGGCTGGCGGCACCTGTGGATTCAACTCTTCTGGTACAACTAACTTCACACGCCGGACTCTTACTATTGGTAAGATCAAGGTGAACGAAAGCTTGTGTCCTAAAACTTTGCAGTCTACTTACCTGCAGTTAAAAATGAAGGCCGGTTCTCGTCCTGATGCGCCGCCTTTCGAAGATGTGTATTCTAACCGCAAGGCTTCCAAGATCGCCAAGGCTTTGGAGATCGCTTTGTGGCAAGGTGATACAACCAGCGGTTCAGCTAACCTGAACAAGTTCGATGGTTTTATTAAGATCATTGACGCTGCTGGCCTGGCTGTGGCTTCCAACGCCAAAAAAGGAACCGGTACTTTAACATCAACCACCGGTGCTGCTACCATAACAGGTCAAGGCTCGGCTTTCAATACTGAGGTTGGTGTTGGTGATAAAATCTATTCTGGATCTGTGCTGATTGGTACGGTGCTATCAATTCAGTCTGCTACTGGTTTGACTCTTACTGCCAACGGTGCTGCCGCTGTAACTACAGCTGCTTATACCATCGTGCCGGCTGCTTCTAAATCCTTTGCTTCTCCTGTACTGGCCACAACCGGTATCACTAAGACGAACGTAAGGGATATCGTTACCAACATCTGGCAGTCTATCCCTGCCGATGTAAAGGGTAATGATGATATCCGCATCTTCTGCGGATGGGAGGTATATGAGTTGTGGATCCAGGCATTGATTGACGCTAACCTGTATGCTTACAGTGCTGACAACAGTGCTCAGAAGTCAGGCGAAATGAAGATCCCCGGTACTCAATATACGCTGACCGCCGTTCACGGTCTGGATAGCACTAACCGCCTATATGCGCTGCGTATGAGCAATATGTATCTGGGTTGTGATATCCTTGGCGAAGAGGACAAATGGGAAATCTTCTTTGCAAAAGAGGCAGACGAAGTGCGCTTTGTGGCAGAATGGAAAACAGGTGTGCAAGTGGCCTTCCCTGCCGAGATTGTGCAGTTCACCCTGGCATAATATAAAAGTAATCAGGCGGTGTAACAGCCGCCTTTCTTTCAACCCTTTAATTCACTAAAAATGAGTTGTGCTTTAACGCAAGGACATGTTTTAGACTGCCGCGATGGCATTGGCGGTTCTAAAGAGTTCTACATAGCCGAATTTGATAGCATATCTGCGATTACCCTTGCAGCTGGTGTGGTGACAGCCATTACCAAGCTGGCCGGAAAGCAGTTCTATAAATACGCGCAGGTTAAGCAAACCTCTGAGTGTGATGAGGCACTTACCACATCTGAGGAAAATGGCTCTGTTTATTCCAAGCAGACTGTTAAGATTGTTTTGAATAAACGCCAGGCCACAGTACGCAATGAGATCATGCTGCTTGCTAAAAACCGCCTGATCATAATTGAAGTTGACCGCAATGGTCAAGCCTGGATCTATGGCCGTCAAAATGGTGTGCTGCTGGATAACGGTGCTGCCAAATCCGGTAAGGCCATGGCCGACCGCAACGGGTATGAGCTTCAGTTTGGAGGTTTTGAACCTGAACTGGCTGAAAACGTGCAGGCTTCCCTTATTGCTACTTTAACCACTCCTGGTCCATAATATTTCTCTATCCCGGAATTTCCAGCTGTTTGCAAAAGCTCCTGTTTCCACAGGAGCTTTTTTGTTATGCAGTCGGTACAAAATAGCCATCTGCCACACTATCAGTATGCTCCTACTTACGCAGGGTAAAACAGATGATCAAATTGTGGTAACGCTTACAGAAAAGGCTACCCTTACAGATCCTCATTACCTGTTTGTATTTGAGCATTTCACCACAAAGGAAATCGTGCGGTTTGTGGCCGGTCCTGACCAAAGCCTGTACCCTGCCCGGTTCAATGCCTTTGCGATCAATACGGCCTCACTGTTTGCAAATGCATCTATAGGCCAATGGAGCTACAAGGTATATGAGCAGGCAAGTGCAGTAAATACAGACGAGGCAGGACTCAACGAAGTGGAAAACGGGCGCATGCTATTAGATAAGAGCGGCAATTTCAGTTATCAACAGTACGAACCTACAACCAACTATAAGGCTTATGGCGGATAATGCGCAGGTCATAACAGTAGAATTGAACTTCTCAGACAGCAAGCTGCCTGAGTTCAAAAAGGTAAATAATAAGTCTTACATCTTATTTGGTGAGGATGACAAGTACCCGGAATATCTTCTGTATTTATACGGCAAATCACCCAAACATGGCGCCATTGTAGGAGGTAAGAAAGATTACATTTTTGGAGGTGGATTAAAGTCAGACGATGCAACCGTTCAGAATTGGTTAAAGAAGATAAACAGTGCAGGAGAGAGTGGCAATGATGTAGCCGAAAAGAGCCTACTGGATATTGAGATATTTGGCGGCTTTTATTGGCAGGTCATTTTCAATGCAAAGGGCGCTATTCAGGATATATACCATGTAGAGTTTCATAAGGTCCGTTCCAATGAGGACAATACGGAATTTTATTATAAAAGGAATTGGGCAGACAGGAAAGAAGATATAAAAAAATTCCCGGCATTTGACCCGGATGAGCCCAAGACCTCGATCTTCTTTTATACCGAATACCGCCCTAATAGCGGCGCCTATTGCCTTCCTGGTTACATCTCTTCCAACAACTACATAGAGGCTGATGTTGAAGTTTCTAAGCACACGCTGACCAATTCAAAGACAGGATTCAGCGCCTCTAAGTTTATTAACTTCTATAATGGTGAGCCAGAAGAGGATAAGAAGAAAGTTATTGAGCGTAGGTTCAACGAGAAGTTCACCGGATCCGAAGGAAAGAAGATCATTATTGGCTTTAACAACGATCCAAACAAAAAGCCAACCATTGACGATTTAGGTTCTAGCGATCTGACTAAGGAAGATTTCAAAGCGGTTGATGATCTTATATCTTCTAATATATATGCTGGCCATAGAATTACTTCGCCGATCCTTTTCGGCATTAAAGAAGAAGGTCAGCTAGGGGGCCACAATGAGCTTCGTATTGCTTACGAGATTTTCAATAATACTTACGTCAAGGCAAAGCAGGCGCAGTTTGAACGGATCATCAACCAGTTTGCCAGCTTTAAAGGTCTGGCCACAGATATCAAGCTGATTAAAACCGACCCTGTTGGAATTGAGTTCACCGATCAAACCCTTTTACAAGCTGCCCCTCGCTCCTGGCTGTTGGAGAAAATGGGCATCGATACCACCAAGTATACGGATGGACCTGTAGGCGCTAAAGCAGCTACCGAAGTTCATATGCCAGGAGGCGCAGCGGGTGAACAACAGATGGTGAATGATAATATCAAGAACCTTACAGCTAAACAGCACCAGCAGCTAATGCGCATTATTCGCCAGTACTCCAAAGGTCAGCTAACCAGGCAGGCCGCAACCACGCTGCTTAAAACTTCATTAGGCTTGAACGATGAGGATATTAGTTCATTGCTCGGTATTGAGGATGGATTCAGCGCAGACTTCACAGAGGAAGATGTTGCCGATATGTTCAGCGAGACAGGAGAGAGCCGGGAACAGTTTGAAGTGATTCAGAGTAAGGAAGTAAAGTTTGAGAGTGATAAGGATGCCATTGAATTTGAAATGAGTTTCTTCCTACAGTTCGCAGAAGATGCCGCTGGTAACGAAGTTCCTGAACCGGGAATATTGGATGAGATCCGCAAAAAGATTGGTGATATCAAAAAAATAACCCGCAAGCTGCCGAAGATACAGGTCATGTACTCTTATGAGGTGATGCCCGGCGTAGGTGCTGCAGTGATCCCAACTACACGGCCATTCTGCAGAAAGTTAGTTGAACTGGATCGGTTTTATACCCGCCAGCAAATTGAAGCCATTTCAGAAAGGTTGGGGTATAGCGTATGGAATAGGAGAGGCGGATTCTGGAACAATAACGGCACCATTGAGCCACACTGCCGGCATATGTGGAAATCAAATGTGGTGATTAAAAAAAGCTAAAAACTACCCTTTATATGAGAAGGAACAAATTGAGCACTTTTCATCGTGTCGCAGCTTTAGCAATGGGTCTTGCTACTTTAGGAATGGGACCAGCATCAACAAAAGCAGAAGCTTCGCAGCCATCCAACGTAACGCAAAGCCAAAGCAAGAAGGATGCAATTCAGGTAAGACATGCGCCGGTTAGACCTGTGGGCAAGAAAAGTCAATTCCACGGCGCAGGAGACGCCAACCCTTACAAGCACAATCGTACACCTAAAAAGAACCAGCGCCAGTTAAGAAAGCTGTGGAGGCAAAACCCACATATCAGAAGCAAGTATAAATAATAGCCATGAGCAAAAACATCTTAATCATATCACCGAGCCTGCTGAAAGAAAGGACGGCGCTGCATGACAACGTTGATGAAAAGCTGATATATCCTGAGATCAAGGCTGCTCAGGATATATACGTACTGCCGCTGCTGGGAAGTGCTTTGTTCAACAAGATACTTGCCGACATAGCAGCTAGCACCCTGAGCGGTGATTATAAGACGCTGGTTGATGATTACCTGATTGATATGCTTTGCAATTACGTGCTGGCTGAACTGCCTGACGGTATCAATTACCAGTACACCAATAA